TCATCTCTCTGCCAAACATCTTCAACAATAACATTATTAGATATACCGACAATATCATTGTATTTGTAAATATCGGGATTGCCGTGCCAAAAATCACCATAAAATTCTATAATGCACGTATTTTTAACAATTTATCGGTTTTTTTAATACGCTGGGCTTCTATATATATTAACCTATCACCGCGTTTCACCAATAGTCTGTGATTTTTCGATAATAGTATTTCGGAATTTTTAGTCTTGATTTTTAGATAAGACGTATGGGTTGTTTCCCATTTGTCTATAACATTTCTAAATCTTCCTAAATGTGTTAAAACTTTATCACCAATACTAATATCGGATAATTTTTTAATTCCTTTATCGGTCGTAATTAACGTGTTAGGGCACAAACACGCCTTTGCCCTATTTCCCATATCAGGTGCCTCGTTTCCTTCATCCATTTTCTTCTTTTCTTGAGCGGTTATTAAATTACCTACCGAATCGATGGCAATAAGAACCTTTCCGAACAATTTCTTTTCTATAATACTGTTCAGAAATTTAACAATTTGGTTACGACATTTTTCAGTTACTTCAACCGGACAGTGTTTAATTCGGGATACGTCACACCCTAACCTTTCCGCCGTTACGGAATCTAGTGCCCCCTCAGTGTCAAAATATGCAACACTCATCCCCTTCTTTTGAGCATTGGCCATGATCTTATTAATGATGAAAGTTTTACCACAAGATTCGGGACCGATAAAGGCGGTTAATCTCCCCATAGGGACTCCACCATAAACAGAACCCGAAATAATTGTGTTTAGAGCCATTGATCCAGTATCTATCCATTCTGTTACATTCGATAAAGAATTTTGGTCTAGAAAGGTGGCCTCTGGGTTCATCTCGTCTAATGTCTTGAATGCATCATTCATCAACTTTAGATCAGCTTTTTCGATAGCACTAGCTTTTGACATATATAGATATTAACACAAAAACCCCAAAAGTCAAAAAATTCCTTTGGGATTTTATGTTGGGGATATGTTACTAGATTATTCGCTATCGAATAAATTAACGACATTACCACTTTTTGGAGTCTCTGGTGTTACAACACCACCCTCTGGTGGGACAAAAACATTTCCGGTTCCAAACAACTGATTGTATTGAGCCGTAAGTCTAAAATCAAGGACATCGAGACTAGACATAGTAACATTAGTCTTTTTGTATTCGAACACAACGGCATCATCTTTTGAGGCCAGGAATTCTCGGAAAAATACTGGAAGTAGTTGAACACTCATTCGTCCTGAATTATCAGGAACAACATGAAGAATCACCGGATTCTTGATCGATAAAAGATCTGGTGTGGTGTCACATGTGACATCCTCACCGAGAATTGTTCTACCGATTTGGTCCAAAAAGACCGTTAATTTATTATTTTGTTTGGTTTCGCTCATATGTAACAAAAACTTATTAACCGAATAAGTAATTGCAACTATGAATAATAAAAAAATCGGAAAAATTGGTAATTTTTTTGTCATATTTTTACCTGATACAAACCAATATTACGGGAAACACATTCACAATGATGATGTTACAGAGCTTCGCTATTCAACAAAGGAAGTGAAAAAAGATATCGAAGAATATCCGGTTAAAATGGATGCATGGTTTGCAGACAAGATCCGACGTATGAAATCAGATCTAGATAGAGTTTAAATATAATTCCAACCCATTAGCATATTTACTCAAAATATCACCATGACATTTCTGAGGACTACACCAACAACCCAAAATCTTACCACGTAATTCATGGAGATGGTTGAACAATTCTTTATTACCTAAGAGGTATTTTTCGAATTTATCGATAACATCAGATCTATTACCATCAACACCTACCACATATGGATTTCCCCACTTTGTGGTTCGGTCTATAAGGACATCATAAGATGATTTCTTAATATGAACTACTAACTGATTTGGCACCGTCTTGTTGTTGGAGACTGTAAGATATTCCATAAGTGGTTTTGACTAGATCATCCAATCGTGAACACTTATGACTTTTTTAGTTTCATTTTTTAGTTTCATTTTTTGTATTAATCGCTAAAGCCTACACGGCCCCCAATTTTGAAATCATCTGAATGAACTTTAATATCCAATAGATCTCGAACTCGTCCCACCGCTTCATCAAAATCGTTTCCAAGACACTTAACAGAAATCACCAACTCGGTCATCCCGGCGAATGTGAATGAGTCGGTTGATTCCACCCATTTATCAACCTCTTCACCTGTGATTTGAAGTTTCTGTTCAAAGTAATATCGTCGCATATCGGGTTCTGGATATCCAATTTTGATGATGCGATCAAATCGTCGAGGTCGTCCAATTAGACGCCTATCGAGCTTTTCTGGGTAATTTGTTGATGCAACATTTAGGACGTGATCAACGGAATCCTCACCATCGAGAAGTGCGAGCAAATCGGATTCACCATATCGATCAATAATGGCATCGATATCTTCGAACACACAAATGATGTTTCGTTTAGGTTCAATAGAACTGAAAAATTTAAGACCATTTGTGATGATAGATGGTGATGTGTCACATAGAAAGACGATACCACCATCGTTTACCAACTTTTCCATCAACTGCTTCAATAGGATGGTCTTACCGCTACCGGGAGGTCCATAAAACATGTAACCTCGACGTTGCATGAATCCATATTCGGTGAAGGTGTCTCGTCGATCCCAAAAATTACTGATTTCTGTGGTGACATCAGTAATCAAACCATCTCGAAACGTCAACCATTCGTCCGATTTAACCGGAGATGGTTCAAAAATTGGAAGACCGTTATCCATTCGACCGATTTTAAAAACGCCGGGGGTTAGTTTTTTAGCGGTATTTCCACAAGGGATGTAATTCCCACCATGTTTGGAATATTGGATGTAAGATGCGTTATCTTTCACATATTCCTCGGTATTTCCATCCGATGGTACATGTAGGTCAGGTTTAGATGAATTGGATTTGACAGATTTACCGAAATCGGATAGTGTTGATTTGCTCATGGGTATATACTACCGATTTTTTAGAATCTATCAAGAATTTTTTCGATCAACTGAATAATTCCATGATATCGGTCACATATTCTACCCCGACTTTGGGTGTAGGCCAACCGATAACGGCATAAACTCGGCCAATAACCGGAGAAACCAGTTTTTGATACATCAACTTGTAATCGGGTTTGATGATATCCATAAATTCTGGTGGATATTCCTCATAAAATGCCATAGATTTGTAGTTGTGTGCATTTTTCAAGGTGTAAAAGAATTTAAACTTGTTGCCGTTCCCTATTTTCACATATCGATTATCGATTTCAAGTTTTTCCAACATTTTGTTGTAATTGATTGCTGCCTTAGTATGATACGGTGTCCCTTTTGCGAAAATATTATCAACATATCCACTTTCACCTTTATCGTAATCATTGACCTTTTTTCTAAATGAAATCTGATCATGGTTCATTGCGCAAAAATCATCGTAACTTTTTGTAAATAGTTTTCGTGATGCGTTTTCGTCTCTAGACATGATTGCTGTTTCGATATTGTGTTTGATTAGTTTCTTAACATCTTTCGACATGATAGACTTAGCAACTTCGATCCCTTTATAGATAAATTTATTACACGGAATTCCATCATTGTCCCTAATGTGAAGAATATAGAATTTCTTTTTCTGTAGAACCGCAATATCACAGATTTTTTCTCTCTTGAAAAAATACCTTGGATCGGTAGAATTCAATTCTGATATAGCCCATTTTTGAATATGTTCATTTAAATATTCACCATATTCCTCAATGATCCTTTGAGATTCGTTGGTGATAATATCATCCTTCAATAAGGTTGTATTATGATGAGCTAGTGATTTTGAAAATTGAAAAAATAATGAGTCCGTATCCGAATATTTACAAACATCATCAAAAGTGCATTCAACACCATCGGATAAAAACTTATCATATAGAATTTGTGCTCCTTGTTTTACAGACGCTTGTCCGGTCAACGTGATAGATTCTGCATGATCGATATCAAACAATGGAGAATATATCTGACTAAAAATTCCATAGGTAGAGTTTAGAACTACTTTATACACATCAGAAAGAGTGTTATTATCTGAAATCTTTTCCTCATAAAATTTTATTTTATTAGGATCGGTTTCTATCATTTTAAGTTTACTATATTTAGAGACTTCGTTTTTGGCATCAACCCGTTGAGCATATAGATTATCAATAAACTTAGGAATGATTCCCTTATTCTTTTGGGAATATAAAACATTAGACTTTGATAAAGACAGTTCTTCGGTTATAATAAGTTTGTCAAATTTTTCTTTGCTAAGTGTTACCGTTTTATGATTGGATAACAGTAATCGATATTCATCATTATCAAAGCTCGTAATTTTGGCTATTTTGGTTTCGGGTGAAATATTAAGTGTAATGATCGTATTGGGATACAGTGAGTTTGCGTCATATGTAACAATGTCTTCATAAAGAGCCGGAACGGGTTCTTTGACGTATCCCCCTTCAAATGAAGTCTTTTGATTCTCTACATTAAAGGTTGGTATGATAAGTCCATCTAATGATGCTTGATGGGCTACGGCACCTGTAATAAGAGAAACCTTACCCATCGCCCTTTCCGGTTGAACGAATCCTTTGTTTGCTAAATTTTTGGTTAATTTTAAAAATTTTAACCTGTTTTCTAGTTTGATTAGGATGCGTACATCTTGAATATTATATTTTACAAATTTTTCCCAATCTTGGTCGGCTAAATCGGTCAAAGATACTTGGTTGAATGATGTTTTTTGTTCGCCTAATTCATATTCTGCGATATAATTCAATGCATACGATTCTCGATCACCGAGAGAAAATGTTTTATATACATCCATATAATCTAAATGTGTAACACCGTAAATGATCCATCTATCTTGTTTTTGTCCTTTAAAATTGACGGATGCATTCGGCCTTAACCAAATTTTACGGACAGGAGATAATCGATCTGCTTCCTCGTTCCCGATAATTCTTTTGATTCTGTTGATGATATATGGTATATCATAACCCGCACTATTCCAACCAGTCACAATATCGGGATAATCATTTTCCCAAAATTTTAAAAAATTTTCCAATAAATCTTCTTCGGTCTTACATTTCATGTAAATAACTTCCGATAAATCTGATTTATATGAATTTTTCAATCCCCATGTATAAAATTTTTGGGATAAGCTATCGTAAATCGTAATCAAATTAATAGGGTCTGTTGCCTCTTCCGGAGATGAAAATTTTCGATCTGTTGCGTATGTCTCAATATCTAAATAAATCGTTTTTAAAGGATATTCATCATGTATACCATCTTTGTATGAGTCTAGGAGAAACTGTTGTTCGGGTGGAAGATTTCCGAAAACACGTTTAATTGGGTTGGTTTCCAAAAATTGTTTCTTTTTGAAGTTGTTCTCGAAAGTAATCTTTTTTAAATCGGTGTTAAAAATTGATTTTCCATCAGGATGCGTCGTTTTTGTTTCGATATAAAGGTATGGTTCAAAAGATGTTACCGATTCTATCCGTTTTCCCGAAGAATCCCATCCCCATAAATGAATAGATTCTAGTTTGCTGTTATAAAAAATATTCCGAAATCCTGTCATGGTTAGAGTTTATCACAATGAATGGAATTGTCAAGAGGTACGATAAGTAGATAGACAGGAGTAAGGATATGTATCGAGAAAATACCTATCCGACCGAAATAATTAAAACGGTTTGTCCTCCTGCCTATAAAATAATTATGAATACTGATACAGAACTCAAGGAGAAAAATGATGATCTCAAACCGCCGTTTGATCGTAAAAAATATATGAGCGATTATAGTAAAAAATATTATGAGAAAAATAAAGATGATATAAAACAATACCATAAAATGTATTACGACGATAATTCCGACGCAATTAAAAATACTGTTAAAATAAATAGAAATAAAAATTTATCTCGTTGTAAAGATAGTTGTAAAAAATATTATGATAATAATAAAGAAAAAATTAAGGAATATCAGAGAATATATCAAGAAAAGAATAAAGAAAACCTTAAAAAATATCGGATAGAATATAAAAAGAATAATACCGAACTTATTAAAGAATCAAGTAAAAAAAGTTATCAAAAACATAAAGATTTTTTGAAAATTAAACAATACAAATACCAAAAAAACCGACTTGATACCGACCCATCATATAAATTATTAAAAACGTTAAGACGCAGAATATTAAATGCTTTAAAGGGGAGTTCTATAAAAAAATCACGACGAACTTTGGATCTGTTGGGTTGTGATATTGTTTTTGCAAAACAGCATCTAGAATCTAAATTCGGAGAAGGTATGTCATGGGACAACCACGGAACGCACGGTTGGCACATAGACCATATTAGACCGTGCGTGTCTTTTGATCTTTCAGATCCCGAACAACAACGCGAATGCTTCCATTATACAAATCTACAACCACTGTGGGCATCGGAAAATCTATCTAAAGGTGCGAAATTTACCCCAATTTCTGATCAGGATTCAGTTCAATTAGCCTAGGAGACATTTCATTGCGTTCTTTTGATCCAAAAGATGTATAATATACCGCACAATATTCTTGTATATGATCCTCTAACCACATACCCTCTACATATTTTCGAGAACGTTCGGATGCACCCATATAAGTGTCTAAGTCTCCGGTGATGTGTTTCAATTGATCGATCAAGTCTGAACCATTATCGAATTTATATTCTGCATTATCGTATGTACATAGGTTTTGGAAAGCTCCGGGTATTCCGAGAGCACCCGATTCTATGGTTTTGATATTGGATTTACTCTTGTTAAAGATATTCCGGGTTAACGGCGCGTAAACTGCCTGACATCCAGTATCATAAATTCCTTGTGGGAGATCCATTAAAGGACTCCAATCAACAAACATCATTTCCCCATTGTCTATGTATGGCTTGAGTTGGATAGGATAACATCCCTTGAAAACAAATTTAAAATCTTTTCGAGCTTTAATAATAGATTGTAGAACGAATTCAAAATCATCTTTACCATTGGTTTTATTCAGAACATCGATGTGGGTTCCAGATCCAGCATAAAGAATTCTCGGACGTTTTTTATTTTCTTTCCAAAGTCTTTCGATTCTTTCGGGATGATAAAATCGGTCGAGCCAGAACCGTGGAGCATAGTTAGGCACAACCGTAACATTTTTATTACCAGTCTTATTTTTATAATATTCCTTCATGAAAGGACATGTCACGGTAATTTCATCCATCATTCCCATAATTTCCATGATATTATCTGTGATTTTTTTATCAACAAATGCCTCTTTACATCTATTGTAGTCTGGAATGTCTTCGGAAAAAACAATATCATCAATTTCGTATATTAGTTTCAATCCAGTTTGTTCTCGGAGTTTTGTAAGTTCTTTAATGAATTGATTTTGGTGGTCGGTTGCTTGTCTCTGCATTCTGACAGATTTTAATGGTAAATAAAACTTAACATCGGTGATCATTTGAGTCAATGTTGACAATATTCCTTTATTGTAAGAATTCATAACCATTTCAGGCCACATAAGTCTCCAATATCCACATCCACCCATATCTGCTGCGTAGTTTAGTGATCTTGGTAAACCAGTTTCAGGCATTTCGATTGCTGGTGCAGCAGGAATCTTAATAACCTTTGCTCCAACATAAGAGAATGTTGGTAATCCAACGGGCGAACCTTGAGGTAGATTAGGAATTCCAGCCCTTAGTGGTTGATATTCGTAGACAACACTACTATCTGGATGTGTTAAAATTTGAGGTTTATTTTCTCGGATTGTAATAGCCATATTTGTCTAATATTTAGTAATGTATTTGGAAATATCAATCTATGGTATAAATAGTTAAACAAGAGTAAGAAATATTATCTTATGAATAGTATTTCGACCGGAATAACTCGGGATGTCCTCTTGTTCAAATATAATTATGAATAACAAAGAAAAAATCCAATCGGATACATTAGATAGAGAAAAATATCTCCAAAAACGTCGAGAATCTTATATAAGAGATAAAGATAAAAGGAAAATTTATCTATTAAAAAATTGTGATCGAATAAAAGAAGTAAGAAAATCTTATAAAAACTCAAATTCTGAAAAAATAAAATCCCAAAATAAAGAATATAGAGATAATCATAAAAATCATATACGAGATTATAACCGAGAATATTATATCAACAATGTAGAAAATATTGATAGATGGATCAACCAAAATCAGGAAAAAATTAAAGGTTACAAAAGAAAATACCAAGAAAAAATTAAACCTATTCGTGGTAAGCTTAGGAAAGAAAAAATTTTAAAAAATCCGGTTTATAAACTTGAGGAAACCCTTAGAGGTAGATTATATTCAGCAATCAAATCACAATCAACGAGAAAATCCCAAAAAACTATGGAACTATTAGGATGTTCTTCCGATTTCGCTAAAAAACATTTAGAATCACAATTCCGTGACGGAATGAGTTGGGACAATCACTCCCTTTTCGGATGGCATATCGACCATATAAGACCATGTGCTTCATTCGATCTTTCAGACCCAGAACAACAGAAAGAATGTTTCCATTATACCAATCTACAACCCCTATGGGCATCTGAAAATCTTTCTAAAGGTGATAAATTTATAACCGCAAAGACGTAATACCATCTTTCTTTACCAATAAAAGAGTGTCGTCAATATCAAACTTAGAAGTGTTTGGATTGTGACTAACTAGATACACACATAGATTGTTTTTAATAACCAAATCTCTTAAAATTTCTAATATTTTTCCCAACCCTTTTTCAGAGACGGCACTATCAAACAATTCATCAGCAACGAAAAGATTAAAATTGATACCAGTATGTTGTCGAAGTAAATCTTGGAACGTGAATATAATTGCTGAGTCAACTCTCTTACGTTCACCACCAGATAAATTCCAGTAATCTATTTCTTTTCCGGTTAAGGTGGTGATCGTATTATCAAATGTCTCATCGAATAAAACAGAGCACGGTGCATCCAAAATCGTTAGATAATGATTCAATCTACTATTCAAAAATGTTAAGATTTTTTTGATGATAATAGTTTTAACACCGTCTTCACTAACAACGGCTTTGGCATGATCGAGAATATCCAATCGTTTATATAATTCCTTTATATCTTTTTGATATTCGACTATTTTTTCTTCTGATTCGTTGATTAATACATCATAATTGTTACCTTTATTCTTTTCATTTGATATATAGATCAAAAGTCCTTCGTTTTTAGTCTCGATAATTTTAATCTTATTATCTAAACCAGTAAGTCGATCAATTTCTTTTTGAAGAGTTATGATATCATTTTTTAATTGGGCCTTTATTACCACAACATCACCTAATGATTTTTTCTCAATTTTTATTTCATCATCTATCGGAACAATAGATGTTCTAACACTTTGGATATGTGTGTTATATTGGGTTAATTCTAAATCAAGTTCTTTTATACGATCTTCGGTCCCACAATTATCTTCTGCATAAGGTCTTTTACATGAAGGACATTCACCAGTAGTTTTTTGAAGCTTTTTAATTTCTACTTTTTTAAAATCTATAGAGTTTTCAGCTTGTTCAATATCTCGGGTAAGTAATCTTTTTTGATCGATCAGAATATCGATCTTACCTTCGATTTCAGGAATTGTGAAATCTACTTTTATATTCAATTCTGAAGTTTTTTCATCTATTAACTTTTTACAATTGGTTAAAAGTTTCTCAACATCTTTATCTCGATTTTGTAGATTTTTGATCTCTAATTTGTTGGTCGATATTTGATCTTCCAATTCCTGAATAGCCTTTTCCTTTTCTTTTTGAAAAATTATCTTGCGGTTTTTATATCCTTCGAGATTCTTTTGTTCGTTGATGAATAGTGCTGTAGTAGTATCGGATTCCTTTTTGGTCTCGATATAATCTTTTCGGATCTTCAATAACATTTCACCAAAAATACTAAGATCCATAACACCTTCGATAAATTTTCTTTTGGTGATTTTATTTTGAGCCATGAACGGAATAGTTTTATCATTGGTCAAAACTACCGAATTTTTAAAGACTTCTTCGTTCACACCGATCAGATCTTTAATGTAATCATTATTCTTATCGATTGTAGAGATGGTGATAACTTCTGAACCACGCTTTATTTCGACCGAGGATGGGTCTAAAACTCGTTTGATCGTATATTCTATATCATCAACCGACAGAACCAAATATCCACCACATTCACCTTTTGTAATATTGTTAGAAATTTGTGATTTTTTGAGATTTGTGATGGTCTCACCAAAAACAACCCAATAGATAAAATTAAGAATAGTGGTTTTACCGATACCATTCTTACAACCAATATTATCCAAATTTTCTCCGGTGATAATATTTATACCTTCGGTGAATTTGATCTTTAATGGATCAGAACCAACCGATAAAAAATTTTGAAAAGATATTTCTTTAAATTTTACGGACTTCATTTTTTAGTTAATACCAAATTTTCACCATTATGTGACGCGATATTGTATAACGGGCTAAATTTTGACATCAATTGATTTTGTCTAAAATCATGTTCAATACAAATACAAGCTGGTTGAACTTGTTCAAGATCCAATGTCATCGCCAAATCAGCCGAGAAACCCTCAACATCTATAGATAGAAAATTAATTTCTGATGACCTTTTCAGGACATCACTGATAAGAGTTTTTAGATCAATTGAAGGAAGTAAAAGTTCTTTACTATTCTGTTCAAATTCATCCTTATCGATAAAATATTTTTTAGCATGATCTTTATCCACCGAAGATACGGCAGAAAAGGGATATTCAAAAAAAGATGTTAGACCATTGGTTTCTTCCAACGTGATAAGGGATTGGATAAGATTAACCTTATCATTTCCTTTATATGCTTCGAAAAGTTTCGTTACACAAAACGGCGAAGCATCCACTAAGAAAGCACTCCAACCTTTTTCGATCAGTGCTTTGGAATTGGAAAACGTTGTGCTATCATAAGCACCAATTTCTAACAGTGTTCCACCATTAAAATCTTTAAAATATTCTAAGAAAAAATCATCTTCATCGTTCTGACTATACATGAGATCATTATTACATACCTTGTGTGACTAAGCAAGTTTTTTCTTCATATGATCCATCGCCTCTACGGTATTGGAAAAATTGACCATTCTCATCTAATAGTCCCAATTTATTGGCTATAAGACTTAGACCGCTTTGATCATGTCTATGACCACAACATCTAGGGTCTATGGATTCTGTATTGCCAGAATTATCCCATGAACCTTTAAAATATGGAACAGCTTTTCCGAATTCTTGGAAAAATTCGGAAAATTTAGGGTGATGTGTATTTATACCATAACACCCACTATAAATGTGTCGAGTTCTTTCAGCATCATCCCGACTTATATCAAAATGTTTTAACATATTATCGTTCGTCCATTGTGCATTGTTGTATTCAGACCACACGAAGAAATAACCATTTTCATCTAGGTGTTGAAAAAGTGGGTCGATGGATTTGATCGCATACATCGAACAATCGGCCCATATAATATTCTCATACCCCAAATCTACAGCGTGTTTAAAGGCATAGTATTTGAAAGCATAATGAATCTCTTGATGGTGTGGGCTATTAATATCGGAATAGTTACCTATAAACAAAAAATCGAAATCATATTCGGGGTTAAATGATTTTACGGTTTGGTATAAACGGTCTTGCCCTCTCGGATACCAAGCACCATTAGCAAAATTTAGTAAACACGACTTTTTCATTTGTAAAACCTCATAAAGTCACCATCTTTATAACACTGAGAAACTCCTTCTAAATTTGCCCGATAAATGATGGGAATTATCCCACCATTACCAGAGTGGGTTACAATCTTTTTACATTTTGATATGATTCGCATGATTGATTCGTAGTCAATCGCCCACTGAACCTTATCCCTATGTGGTGTTACATAACCATCCCTGAAAATCATTTCATCAAATGTAAACCCAGACTCACCATAAGCATCTAAGAACCCATCTTTAAAAGACTTTTCATCTGTCTGTATTAATATGCGAAATGGTTCATCCGTTTCACCCCTAATGTTATCGATCCACCAACCAAGAGGTCTTAATGTAGCCTCTATACCCTTATCGGTTCCTCGGTGAAAAATTGCCAATGTGTTAGAGTAATCTATATCATATTTTTTTTCTAGTTCGACGACCCTCTCTTGGACATAATCCGATGGTAAAAAATAAGCGTTTTCAACCTTTGAGGCATCATCATAATCTAACCAACTAAGATTTAACTCCGTTGGGCAAAAATATTCAAAGTCAAAGTCTTCCGATTTTATAGATTCCATAGACTCTTCACATTTTTTATATAGGATAGGATACAAGTCTTCATTACCCCGATACCACCCTAATGTTTCCGAAAATGATATATCTTTAGGATATATCTTATGGGTCACAAGTTTATATAAGGTGTTTCTTACTTCATTGATGCATGAATAAAACCCTGAATGGTGTGTTCCATACAAAATTTGTGTTATTTCGTCATATCGAGAATGAAATAAATGCATTAGTTATATGAAGTTGTAGTTGATCTGTTAAAAATGTAAAAATGCAAAATTTTATCGATCCGGTGTTCGGTCTTGGCGATCTTGCAAAGTTGTTCTAACCAAAACCAATCCTCGGTCTTAGATATATCTGGAAATTTTACCTGTTTGGTAATCTTGGTGTTCCAAACACACATATGAAATGGTTTCCTGTGTATAACACTGTTCTGACAATACTCTTCGTTGTCGTATTCTAAACCAAACTTGATTATTGATGGGGCATCATCATTGATAAACGTTTTTTGTTTGAATGTAATCACATCGATGTTAGAATCTTTATTGATTGCCTCATATATCTCTTTGATGTAATCATCGGAAATATCATCATCATCATCGACAAAGGCAATAAAATCCCCCATTGCGATGTCTAAAAGGGCTTGTCTCTTGGCACCCACCGACCTATGTTTGTTATCAATCAGTGCCAAGACTTCTATTTCGGTGTTTTTATCTAAATCGGTAATCTGTTTATCCAATTTATCAACCAATTTGTTAAGTTTATCCGCTCGTTCGGGGATACCTAAAAGTAGAACCGAAAATTTTGTAGAATTTAACACCAAATCGAAGTTACGTTCTGATCGTTTCTTATATGTTTCGTTATCGATGTTATAATATGACTCATTCCTAACATAAAGTTCATCATAACCAGATTTTTGGTAAGCAGGGTGTTGGTGTTCTATGATAACCTTATCAGATTTATAAACTTTATTTAACTGAATTGCTACATCGGTGTGTTCATTATCACACCATAAGCTTATATAGTCAGGATGGTATATATAACCGAGCCTATCATAATATTTTTTTCCTAGAATCGAAAGTGTGCTGATATTGCTCTGTCCACCATCATTATACCATAGGACTCCATCCATATCACGGAAATGGTCGTTCATATCCTTTCTAATGATGTAATCATACCCCTTGACCACAGGTATCATATCATCAGAAGCAAGAAGAACTATATCCCATCCAGATACGGTATCCATGTCAGCATTGATTGCCTCAATTTTGGTTTTACTATCACCAAAAAAATATAATAGTTTACACCTTTTCTTATAAGATTCTAATCGATCAACGCAACCATTCATTGAAACGTCATCAGAATCTAGAGTTATCAGGAATGCAATCTTTGATATATCTTCGGCCATATCAATATATCTATCTAATGCAGTAAAAAATTTCTCGGGTCTTCCCCTAGTGGGAAATTTGATTAGTAGTTTAGGATCTGTTTCCATTTTATCGATTATTGTTGTATGGATAATAAAAATATATCGGTTCTTTAATATACACTTCGGTCTTCAAATGTTCTTTAACTCTCTTTGAAAAATCAACATCTTCATGATATGATATATCCGGAAATCCCACAAAACAGGCGATATCGCGTTTGATTGGATTCAGATGGTTAGGACATCGATAATATATATCATTTTCTTCGAACCAATCATCATATTGGATCGAATGTATAAATTTTCTAGGTCCGATATTTTTTTGAATTATAATCCCTTCTAACCCAACACAATCGGGTTTGGATTCAATAGCTTCCAGTATCTTACTAACATAAAATGGTGATATAACATCGTCGTCATCAACAAAGCACACATATTCCCCCCTAGAATTGTTCAACAAATCATTTCTTTTCTTCCCTATAGGGATTGCGCCATCATCGATGTTTGCCAATATCTCAACATCGCTATTACCTTGCATTTTTAATTGGTTTCCGAGATGTAATAGAAGTTCTTTCCGTTCCTTCAACCCACAAATTAATATAGATAATTTTTTACTCATTTATGTAATAAAATTTGAGTCGAATCGTTGCCTGATTCAATTCCACCCTTAATATATTCAAAATATATGGGAGATTCGACACCAATAAAGGTATAAAATGTTTTAAGATTCGTCATATATGTTTCGTTCGGCATATCTCCCCATATTGACACATAAGATGCGTCTAAATCCCGATGTTTAGGAAAAATACATCCAGAATAATCATGTCTCATCTCTTTTCGATAGTCAAAAGTATCTCCAAATAAGAATAGAACGTCATCGGGTATTCCTTTTTTTCTAATAATATCGCCAAACAATATCGAATGGGATTTAATTCTAGATACTGTAGAATAATAAAATCCCGTTCCGTTAATATTTGTCGTAAATATAATGCAACGGTCGGCATATTCGTTTCGATCATAGATTTTCCCATCGATTGCCCCTCTCACCGCATCGGGAGACTCGTTATATAAGAATTTTCGATAGAAAAATGAATTTTTTCGTAATACTTCGGGGGTTTTATCAATTTCCCAATTTTTTCCGTGTGCATATACCGAAAATCTACCCCATATTTTTAAATCGGATGCTTCTAGAATATATTTTAAGTCAGATTTTTCATTTTTATCATCAGATGATATGAAATTTTCAGCAAAAAATTCGAGATATTTACGATCTTCGATCTTTTCATATGCTTCGGTAAGAGTTTTGGTATCTATATCATTCATAATTTGATTTTGTAGTGTTTATATTTCCTTTTATCGTCATAATTAATGATAAATCTGGAAATGTCAAGATTATTTACTCCATTATCTTCCAATAGTGTTAAGCCCTCGATTTCGGATTTCCATTTTTCAGAATTTTTAAGATGTTGTTCGTGTGCGCCGGATATTTCTAAACGATGTTGGTGGGGGGTTGAAAAATATTTACCAAATGGGTGTTGATAGATTGTTAATCCTTTTCTAATAATTCGATGGTGTAGACACGAATCCTCTTTACCCCACCCAACATAATCATTTGGATATCCATTCACCATTTGGAAATGTTCTTTCTTAAAAAGAACAACACCACCCATAATTGCCGCAGGATCTTCGATATAATTGAATTGACTACAATATTTGCTCAAATGTGTGGGATTTTTAGGGTAAGAATAATCAGAAAATGTTGGAATTAGATCCACATCATGAATACAGTGATAATCAGAGTCCTGATTCAATAAAAATCCGAGATTATTGAGCAATCCCTTATTAAAAAGTTCATTATCATCTTGTTCTATGACCGAAATATCGAAGTTTTGGACCTGTCGGGCTATATATTCATGTAAAATCGGAACAACGGTCTTTAAAGCCTCTTCTCGGTCCCTATAAGGTATGATCACAGACAACTTCTTATCGGTATTTACCAGTTTCTTTCTTGATAGTCGGGTTTCGATATCGATTAATGTTTTTTCTAACCCCTTTATCCCGACATCGGTAATTTCGTTGGTGAAATGTCCATGTTTTTTGATGAAATAAGACGCTGATCGGTCCCAATTCTCTTTATAGTTGGGTTTATTTGTGATTGTGCTATTTTCATCAGATCCTTTGATGGTGGTGAGGTATTTTTCAGAGTTTAATACATCAGGAAAATACCAAAAATTTGGATTTAATGCTTTTTTTGATAAATCATAAGAGTACGATATATGTTCGAAGCTATTGACCATATTTTCATCATATAATCCTATTTTTTTAAAAATATTGGAATGTGTATAACAAAAAGCAGCTTGGGGGTTCCTATATAGACCCAATGACGCCCCATTCGTTGATGTGTATGTATATTGTAAAGATTTCTCATTTCCAGCAACTTTTTCGAACGAAAGTTGATATATTCCAAAAATATTTGCGGTATCTATGTATTTTTGGAACACATTATGGTCCGTAATAATTACATCGTCGTCCATAGTGAATATATCAGTACATCCAACATCTAAAAGTTTTTCAATCCCCCTATTTTTAGCCCATGCTACACCATTTTGTTTATCGGAAGTGATAATATGGTCAGCGTCCGACGGATTTGTATAATGGAAGGTTCCGTCATTAACAATAACAAAAAAATCTATGACATTTCTCGGAATAGCCGACAACACCTGTTCATAATAATCTTTTCTATTGAATGTCGTGAGACACAACCCTATTTTTTTTACCATAACCTACCTTATCATCTTTTTTTAAATTGTCAATCCACCAAAGAAGTTGTAAATTAGTGTAATGAAAAATTATTTTTGTATGGATATCACTCAAAAAAATATAAATATAAATATATGATAGACAATGACGATACAATTTTAGCCGAAGCATATTCTTCGATATTAACCGAGATGCCTATAAATTCCTTCAACCTTAAAGGTGAATGGGATAAAGATTCTAAACCGAGAGGTTATGATAAGGCTAGTCGAGGAATATTGACCAGTGAAAAAGGTGTTGAAAAAATAAAAAATTTATGGAATAAGATCCCTGTTGATGTTGATATTTACATGGTTTCGTCGAAACATGGGTGGAAACATACAGAAGTTGGTAAAGTTGATCCTGTTTTTATTCTTGATAAATTAAAATTAGATATTCCAATCGATAACGATAATACCACAATTTTTTATACCAATAATAAAGGGTCCGAAAAGGTTCCGACCACTGCATGGACTCTGGCTCACAGATTTGGCCATGCTCTTCGAAGAACACCCAATTACCAAGGGAACTATGAATATACGATGATAGAAAAAGAAGTAGCACGGCTGGTATCCAGTGTCGGTAGTATGCTTTATAACATATTACATAGAATTGATTCTCATGATTATTCACCTATAAATCGTATAAATAAAAGAGAAATTGCCAATGCTCTAGGAACATTTAAATCCGCCAGAGATAGAAAACTTAGAAATTATGAAGAATTTACCAATGAACTTATTGCTCAATATATCATTACCGGAAAAATAGAATTTAATCGAGAATTCCCAAGAATTTTACCAACGAGTTTTGCATGGGGTAATCCTAACGGGCCATATAAACAAAAAATGAACGACGATGTTGCCGAAGATTTTGAATATATAATAACACAGGCTGAAAATGATATTTACAACTCAATAGAACAATTAATTTACAGTTCTGTTGGGTCTGTTTACGTGATGTGAGAAGATCTATAAAGATCTTTCATAAATTTTAAACAATCTTTTTCGTCGGTGATAGGTTCTGGTGGTCCATAACCTCGAACAACACTAAAACCATTCTTAGATATAAAATTATCTAGACCATTTTTAAAGGTTTCTTGAAAATTTTCATTCCTGATGATACTTTGTTGGTGATCAGGCACGATGTCTTTTAAATACTTTTCGGAGTCGTGAATATCAGCAAACCATCTCCATGGTGATGTAAAACCCTTTAGACTTGCTTCGTATGTGCTATGTACGTGTTCCAGTGCATTATAGAAGGATTCATCCATTACACCAATTTCATCAAAAACAGACCTATGGTAATAACTAAAAGCTCCTAATATCTCCGAATACAAGTCGATCTCAGTTCCGTCTGGATATTTTACAGTTTTTCTAATATTCGGGGAACCGTCCAGATTTCTATTGTGGTTTCCATGCAATCCGAAATTGAAATGTTTAATCCCCGTAGATTTTGCGGTGTTTATATAAGCATCAAAAACACAAGAGTCGGTAATTTCGATATCATCTTCCATTAAGAATATATCGGTGCATCCTGAGTTCAATAGATACCGGATACCTAAATTCTTTGCCTTGGCTACTCCAATTTTACCAGATGTTCTAATAAAATGGGGTGGATCATATGGGAGTTCAATAGTTCCATCATTAACCACAACATATTCTAATTGTTTTTCTTTACACGTTCTTAAAAGAGAATCGCTAGATTTTTTGTAGAAGATCGGTCGATCACATGTAATAAGGACTGCCCCGATTTTGTTCATAATGTATTTTTTATCTTGTTGGGATGTATATTTTTTAGAACGAATCCTGCATAACATTTTCCTTTGACATGATCGAATGATTCATCGACAAATACATCTTGTGATATATCAAATAATTCTAATATAGACATTTCTGCTATATTTTTATGATCTGATAAAACCATTTTAAATTTTTCCACTGGTCTAATAGTTTTAGATATGAGTATATAAATCCGATTGCCTTCGTGTTTAAACAATGTTTTACTCGTTCTAGGAGTGATCCCAATTTTCTTAATTTTTTCTAGATTAATTGTCGGTGTGATATGATAAAAATTTATAGATGGTGGGAATTCGCCATAACGGACCGGATATTTAGGTTCTATAGTAACATCATATTCCTCTTCCACCGATTTATCATATGTTATAAAATATCCATAAAGACTTAGAATTTTATTCAGAGCATCTGTATTGGGTTTAGTTTTAAAGGTGATAAAAATACTATTAGCCTTCCCATATTTTGATGGATTGGTTGGAAATAATGGACAGTCTTCGATATATTTTACATCATTTGAATATGTTTGTGATATTTTAGATATCAATTGTTTGGAATCGTAAGAAACTATCAGACCTTCCTCCAATATATTCTTTTCTCTGGTCATAGTTTGTAAATTATTTTTAAGAATTTTATTCGCAAAATAAGTCCTTAAATTTTTATTATGATTTTGCATAATTCGTTTGGAGGTCTCCCATAAAAATCATCAATTCATCTTTAGATGCTGATTTTCGATCATCCATCGATGGAACATAACCATAAAGATGTTTAAAATAACCATAACTCATACCCACACTTTTATTATTTTCATCCAATATATCAGAATGACCGATTCTTTGGTTTTCAGAATCGGTTAATTTGTAAAAATTATCCAATGTCGGAAAAAACGTTTCAGGTGGGAATATCCCAAGTTTTATAGCTCTATGTGTATAATCGAGAACATCCAAATACGAAGAATTTATAAATCGTTCATCGAAGTATCCTAAATTCCCAACAACACCAGATCTAATAAAAAGTGCTTCGGTGTTTAATTTAGTATTGACACAAAGTGACTGTCCCTTTTCTGCATCATCTAGAACCGTGGACCCTTCACCATATCCTGTTAGAAACCATGTTCCAAATGCTTCGGCAATCTTGATAGTCTTCTCGATAAAATTTGGATCGGTTACGACCACATTCGAATTGAAAATGAATAAATATTTCAACCCCAAACATCTAAAATGAGCAATTGCATGATTACGAAGAGTTGCCATGCTGACTTGGTGAGAAATTTTCTTATCGTAAATGAATGTAGGATCAGGTGTCGTCCTGTTGGTGATAATATACGATGATGCCTGAATTCCGGCTAACGAATTTACACATTTTTCTAAAGATTCGTTATCATAAATATCGAGAATTGCTATTCCGGTATCTATAGTTGATGGTTGTTCCATAATGTTTAAATTCTTTCGGTTAGTTTGGTAATGCTATTAACAATTCCTTTGATTCGGATATTTTCAAGAACATAATCACATAATCGTCTATCGGTTCCTATGAATAGAGCATTTGGAGAATTGTTTATACCTTCGAATAATGTCGTGGTGCTCCCACTTTGCCTGTTGTTCCGTAAAACATCTAATAGTTGCGATATATCATATCTATTATCCATATAATAATCAATATAACACTATTTTGAATAAAATCAAATAAATAATGATAAGTATCTTTATGCGCGAAAAAGACACAGACCTATTAGAAGAAGCCTATGATAAAGTTCTTGCTAAAGAAGCACTTTATCGACCCGAAATTCAAGATGCCCTTAGTCATGCACTAAGATATATCGAATCTGGTCAAAATGTTCCTGATGCTATAAAAGATGTCATCAAAGAAGATCCTTTGGCCCATAAAACACTTTTGAAAGCTATAAACGGTAGAGATTTAACATAATATTATGAGAGAAAAAGATACAGACCTATTAGAAGAAGCCTACGATAAGGTCGTAACGTCTGAAAAATTTAACGGTAGAGTCGAGACTCTACATGCAGCAATAGATTATATCGAATCCCAGATTGCGGCTAATGGTATTCTTCCTGCCGAAGATTGGAAAGATAAATTTTCATATGGTGGGATTTCTTATGGCGACACCAAGAATTCTGATTTCGAAATCGAGACCATCAAAGGTAAAAAGACTCGTAAATATGGTCATGTGACTATTACGAGAACCGATGGAGGTGTATACGAACCAATTTTTTACGTTTTATAATATTATGAGAGAAAAAGATACAGACCTATTAGAAGAGGCATATAATACACTATTAAGCAAAGAATCTATTATGAATCGTGGTTATGACGGATTCTACGACGAATAATATTTATTTCAAACTATTGAAAACATCGTTTAAATAATCTTTAAGATCTTCCTTATTGGGAGTATCCATTGCTTCAACATAATCGTCTAGGAACTGACTCAGATCCGAAACATCCCCAACATCACCATCGGTTGGTAAAGAGTCTCCTACACTATCTAGAAGCTCGAATTCGATGGTTAAATTTTTAGGTTCATATTTCTGAATCTTACTAACCAAGATGCTATGGATGTCTGGTGTTATTTTTTGATCTACGATCAATCGGATAATATTATCGGGTATAGAATTTTTTAATTCTTCTGCCCCTATTTTTTTCTTGGTGATATCCGATACTTTAATCTTTTTATGAACCGATGACACTTCGTTCTCGATAAAGTCGAACGATTCATCTTCTAAATTAAATGTGTAGATCCCTCGTTCATCACCACATTCTCCAAAGTTCATCTGGAATGGACTTCCAACATACATGATTTTACCACTACTATATTCACGGTAATCTTTCTTATGAAAATGTCCCGAAACTATGAACTTAGATTTTTTAAAAAGGTCGGCTGATTCGAATCCTTTTTCACATACATGATAATTATTTTGATAGAAACTTTTGATATCTAAATGTGAAAAACATATATCAGATGTTGGAAAATCTTCCAACTTGGTTCCCCATGGAATAATCGAAACGACCTTATCAACAAGGGTTCCAAATAATTTGGGTTCCGAGTCTATAATGGTAATATTTTGCCATTCTTTGAATATCGATAAAGAATGTATTTCTGACGAGTCCCTATACCATGCATCATGATTTCCGGTGGAAATAATCAATTGAAATTCTTTAAACATATCAAAGAACTGTTTTGCAATATCTAAAGTCTTGACTGAAATATCAGATCGATTATGAAAAATATCTCCGGTAATCATTATTTCAGAAATTCCTAAATTCTCGAATTTATCCGATGCCCATTTTCCAAAGGTGAGGATATTATCATGCCATAAAGTGCTATCTTGTCCATAACCAATATGGATATCGGAAAACAATCCAATTTTTTTCGACCTGAATGATTTTATCATTGAGCAAATAAAATATCACCACACTTGATTGTGTATCCACCCAAGTAAAAATCTACAAAACACCTAATCTCACACGTTGCGATGGATATGGATAGATATTTGGTTTTATTTATCGATGTTTCCAAGGTTGTCGAGTAATATAATTCTTCGAGGTATGCTATGGCTTTGACGCTACAATCGAAGTTAACAATCGGTGATTCATAACGATCTAGGAAATCTAATAAATGTTCCCTAATATCGATGCCGGTGATACCCTTGACGTGGAATGGTTTAAATGTTTCAAAATCCATTTCTAATTCTATTTTATCTTTCATAATTATTGATCTGGTGTAATTCTCAGATTCTTATTCTTTACGATTGTATTATAGTTTTCCGAAAAAGTCAATAGTTCTTCTTTGTAACGATCATGGGTTTCTTGGGTGTGTTTTTCTTTTTTGATTCGGCAGATGAAAGAATTGAAGGCGATTCTTGTATAATATGAAAAAGGATTACGACCTTTAACATGTTGATATTTTTTACCGATCAATGCTTTCATCATCTTCACCACTGCATCACCGATCATGTCGGATTTAAACGAATAGTTGATAAAGTTAGGACTAAACGAGAGTTTGTTCGCAATCTTATCGATCATGATAGCAAGTTCATCAGATATGTGACCGCTTTCGTAATACTTCATAATTTCGTCATCAAATTCTTTAGGTTGGATATAATATTTCAACTTTCCAGTCTTGGTTGGATCTCGTATGATATCCATTTCTTTTTCACCGATATCTTCTTCTTCATCCTCATCTAAGGGTTCTTCACCATCATCTTCTTCTTCCTCTTCTTCTTCCTTTAAATGATGAAAATCTTTATCTTCAACTTCGTGCATCATAAGATCTATCTCCATTTCATGCAGAGCTTCATCATCAAAAGTCAGATCAGATTGTTTAATTTTTCGGGGTCTTTTTTTTATTGTTGTCATAATTTATAAATTTTTTTCTGTGTAAGGATACAATTCCTTCATATAAAGTTTCTTACGTTCTTCTCGATGGATATTCGCATAATGGGTATTATCAGAAATATCAAAAATTCGAGCCAATTCCTTTGTTGGGTGCAATCTAAGTGCTCTCCCAATACTCTGAATAATTTTTATTTTTGCTTTTCCGGCTGATGCGAAAATAATGTTGTGCAAGTTTGGAATATTAATTCCGGTAGAAAATATTTTAGTTGATGCAATTACGATCACATCAGAACGTTCTTCCATCAATTTACGAATAGTTTCTCGATCTTCCAATTCGGTAGACCCTTGGATGAAATAAACGGGTCGATCAGTTTTTCCTTGCAATTTTTTTAAAATATTGTCACCATTTATAATGCGGTCAACCATGATCACAGTATTTGTGGACAATTTTAAAGAAAGGTTGGTGATAACGTCATTACGTCGAGTATCATTGATCAAAAAATCCAATTCTTTAAGATATTTAGATGCAGGAGCATCTGGATCGGATGTGAAAACTTTGCGACCATGGTTTATATTTAAAATGTAAATATGAAAATTTGATACATAATCATCATTTTTAAGTTCGTCGGTTTTTTTCTCAAATAAAACGGAACCTATCTTACCTATGATATTCCATTGATCTATTTTTTCCGATGGCATCGTTCCGGTGAGTCCAAATTTGTAAGGTGTATCAAGAAATTTAAATATTTTATTTAATTGATTTTGTCTCCGCAAAACATGGGTTTCATCTATGATAAAAATATCAATATCAGCCATGATCGAAAGATCTGTGTTCTTTCCTACGAGATATTGCGTTCCGGCAATAATAATATTGGCATCACGATCTAATTTATTCTTCCCGGACCATTTTGTGATATCGGTAAGACCATATTCCTCAAAATCTTTCGAAGTTTGTTCAACCAATTGAAGAGTTGGAACCGTCACCATGACCTTTGCATCTGGTTTCCCAATATGTTTACGAATATTTGTGATCAATCCACCCGCTAAGAGAGTTTTTCCTCCACCAGTCCCAACCAGAATGACCCCACTACGATGCGCAATAGCCGTTCTAATGGCTTCTGATTGAAAATCTCGGTAAGGTATCGATAGTTCGATTAATTTATCATCACCGAACTTTAAAGCGAAATAATCTTTAACGAGCATATCAACTTTATATGAAAAACTATGAGCATCTAAAACCGATGTTACATTATCAAGCAATCCAGAGTCGAATTTACCTGTTGGGGTGATTACATAAAGTCTGGCTGATATGTAAGGTTTTTTCGATATGAATGCAGGATTTGCAACGGAAAAAGCAGATCGAACGATTGAAATCGTATCAACATCACCAACCATCTGTAACAGATTTTTTTTCTTACCACTAAATTCGATTGTAATCACGTTTAAGATTCTTCCATTTTTATCAATTTAGCCAGATTGCTGAAATCAAATGTCATACTAGAAAAAATCTTTTCAACTCGGTCTAAATATTCTACCAACAATTCAGCATTTTCGATTTCTTCATTTATAGCCTGAATTTTTTCAGATGATTCTATTTTTAGATCTAACGATGCTTTAGGAATTCCTTTTGGTATCTGAGCATATAAAGCCTCCATAACACTTTTTCTAATATCCCTTTTCTTTTTCTTTAAGGTATTTAAAGATTTTTTAGCCAACATTAAACGAGAAACCCACTTATGTCTAACCGCTGGTTGTTTCAATTGCTTATCTATGATATTTAATTGATCCAACTGCGTATCGATATTAATTTCCTTTAAATAGGTATTGAACAATTCCATATATTCCTATATACTAACATATTATAAATAAAATGCAAACTTTTTTACTGAATTATATTGACTTATTAATATTTCTATATATCCTAAAGGCGGTAGGGAGGGGAGGCGGTCTTTATAATTAATAAATATTCAAAATACTACTTGACAAATTCTAAATTTATGATATTTTGAATGGGAGGCGGACGGGGTGGAGGTGGTAGAATATTATAAATATATATAAATTACAAATATTCATGGCAGAATTTTTGGATAAGTAACTTTATGAAGTATGATTTCAACAGATTTTTCAAAAAAACCGTGCAACATTTAACCGAGGAACATGAGACAAAAATGCAAAGAGCCGAAGATGTTCATAAGATGTTTGGTGCCAAAGAAGAATTTGAAAAGAAAATGTCTGGATTGATCAATGGACAAATGATAATGGATCAATTACCTGATATAAAGGGTCCGATCATTGGCCAAATTAAGGACAAGGTTCGTGATTGGATCATCCAAAACCAATTTAAAGTCACTCCCGAAGAAGTAAATAGCAAGATACAGGAGTATTCAACCATGAAAGAAAGCAAATTTAACAAATTAGTCAATAAGATAGTCGAATCTAACACCGCAGGAGGCGCAGCAAGCGTTTTTGGTGATGTTTCCTCTACTGAGACTCATTTTTCGGGTGATAACTATGCCACCGGGGACTCTCGATTACCTAAAGCACTAGGCAAAGGAGTTATGCGTAGAACCATGCCTGAATTGACAGTGTTTGCTACCGGAGTAATTAAGAATAAGAAGAAACGGACGAAGAAGAAAAAAAATGCCAAATAAATCAAAAGCTAAAGGAAATGCGTTCGAACGAGAGCTAGTAGATATATTATCGAGAGTATTTGAACTCAATTTTCAACGTGTCCCCAACTCCGGATCTTTCACCGGAGGAAAAAATGCCTTTAGATATGATAAAATGACGGATGCTCAGAAATTATTACATGATGGTGATATAATCGTTCCAGAAGAACTATCTCATATCTCAATTGAATGTAAAAACTACAAAGAATTCGCATTTCATTCATTATTCACAGGCAAAGGTGCCATCATCGATGAATGGATCAAACAATCGGACCATACTAACAAACCAAATTGGTTATTATTCTTCAAAATCACCCGCAAGAACACCTACGTTTGTCACCCGATTGGATATAATCTCAAAATATCTAATAACACTATGATTTATCAAGGTAAGTATTATATAGAACTCGCCGAACCGTTTTTAATTGCAAACAAAGATAATTTGTTGAAAATGAAAACATATGATGATATAAAAACAGATTTAATAGAATTATGAAATGTGTATACTGTGGATCTAGCAATTATGGAAAGCCGTGCATCTTTAGCCCTACGAATACTCATGCCCATATCGACGAAATTTCCAAATGCATGTATTGTGGGTCCAAAAACATCGGAATGGGATGTTGTTACAACCCATACGGCAAAATGCACATCAGAGGAAGCAATGCAATGATCATAACACAAGAACATTTGAAAAAATCTGCGGTCATGTCACATCTTTTCGAGATGTTAGAACAAAAACCCGATAAAAAATATAGGTCACCACTTGATCGCCTATATAAGAGAATGGCAGGAACCCTTCAAAAACTATCAGAACCGTTTTTAGATGCCTTCAAGCTACAAGAAACCCCTATTATGGAGAATCTTGAACCAAACGCCCAAGAAGAAGTCGATCAATTGAGAAAAAGATTAACCGAACAACTATCGGACATTCGAAAAACGATTTTACATGCCAATTTAAGCTATCCGGTGGAATTGGTTGAAAATATTTTAACATCTGCTATAATTAATAGCAATGGAAAATCTTAAAAGTCATTTTTACTGTGTACTTTCCGAAAGATTGTTACTATTTTCGGTAGAATCGTTATCATATACCCTTGCATTGCAGTCACTTGACTTCCTTTATGAATGGAACATGATGAAAAATGGGAAAATAGTTGGAAATACGCGATGCATAAATGATTTTCTGGCTAAAACCATTACAGACTATCGCATAGGGTGTGAATCATTTGCAAAAGATAGCAACATGAGGTTATTTTATTTCAATATGGACAATTCATTTGGTAACTTATCAACATATATGGAGGATTCTGATGTTTTTGGAAAAAAAATCCAAAGATTTTGTAAAAAATACTTGTGTAATGGTAAAACCATGCCTATGATAAAGAATAAAGAATTATATGATGTATCCAAATACGACGAAATGAATATTTTTTCCCCAAAAGGCGAAGATCTAGAGAAAATTATGAAAAGGTTGACTAAAAAATAAAAAAACTACTTTATGAACGCATCGATAGAAGCATACGACCTACACAATCAACAACAAGAGGGACTACAGAAGCCGGAAATCGTCCGATCTGTTTCAGATTCACAGGATCAAATCCTGTCGAACATCCAAAAACTGCACTGCCCTGAGGGATTTGAGTGCGATATGACGTACGGCAACGGGGCGTTTTGGAAAACACTTCCCCGGCCACGACTGTGCTTCGACCTGACACCGCAGAAGCCAGAGGCGCAACAGGCCGATTCTCGGATGCTACCTGTTGATGCGGCTTCGCTTTCCAACGTGGTTTTCGATCCGCCATTCCTGACGTATGTTAAAAACGGTCGAAATCATCAAGGCGGTCGAGTGGCAATGACTGCCCGATTTGGCGGATACTACCGATACGATGATCTGGAAGATCACTATCGAGACTCAATTAGTGAGGCGTATCGAGTGCTTAAACCGGGGGGCAAGATGATCTTCAAATGTCAGGACATCATACATAATCACAAAATGCATTGCACTCATTACAAGGTGATAATGATGGCGGAAATCGAAGGGTTCCGGCTGGCTGATATGTTCATTTTGACGGCAAAGCACCGTATGCCGAGTCCGCAGAAAGGGACGCAGAAACACGCTAGGGTGTGGCACAGCTATTTTCTTGTTCTGGAGAAGGCAAAGAATCGCCGAGGGATCGGAATCACCGTGCCTCTGCAATCTATCGACAAGATGACCAATTCTGCCCCAACCAAATCGAAATCATGAAAACTGAAAAATGCAAATTATACCGAAGTGCACGATGCTCGATATGTTATTGGGCTATTTATGACGGAGACTGGTGTCAAAACTCTCGCTGCGTAATGCACGGAAAACCAGTCGGTGAAAAAAATAGAGTCTTTCTTACGAACATTGAAGCGCAAACGAGGATGCAGAACACCACTATCACCAATCCATCCCAATCAACACCCAAAAATCATGAATAAAATCAAATCTAAATCGAAGCCCAGCCCCGAAGCCCAGCCCCGAAACCCAAAGTGCCAGCGGGAATGATTCGAGTTCATCGTCTTGTTCTCCTAAGATTATCCAAATCCTGATCGCTCCGAATGACTCCACATGGCAAGGGATTCTACTCGGACTTGGGGACGATGGGATTACTTACCAAGTCGGGACAGGGACGAAATGGGAACCAATGATTCGCCATCTCGGATTTAAGGAGAACGCAAAGGTCAGAGGCGGCGGAGGTTAGGTGAGGCGTTGTCCGCCGTTCTCTGGACCGATCTTTCGACTATTTTATTTTGTCGAATGGTAAAAATGACACTAGTTGTAAGATTTTAAAGACCATCTTCGATAAATTTCGCTTCTGCATCTCTACGACGAAGCAATCCTTTCACATGAGGCCATAATCTTTTCATAGATCGGATCTGTGCAGGAATTTTAGACCATTTTTTAGATATAAATAAGTTTCGAATTTCCATCATCTCTTTTCTAGAATTTCCGGTCAACTTGGTTCCTCTATTGAACACAATAGACACTATAGCATCGCGAACACATTGGGGCGCAAATTCAAAACCAGGGAATGTTTTAGACGCTAGATTATAATATCTCTCGACGGTGTATTTATCGAACTGATCGTTGGCAATATCCCACGAAATTGTAACATCTATCAAATTACCAAGGTAATTATGAGCGGTTTCTCCATGTAACCCAATAGCACCATTCAATTTTTTAATAGTTGATCCATCTAAGAACTCACCCCATTCTTTTTTAAGAGATCTTGATGTGTTATATCCACAATCCCATCCGATACCAATGGTTACACCACTGGAAGTGGTTCGCCATGCTGGAACCGTTGGATTATTGAGGAATTTTCGATAGTATTCTCCATTAGAACCACCCGCCTCAAAATCTAAAACTAGATCTAGCCCTTTTTTGCTTAATAAATTCATTATTCTTCCTCATAATCGGGTTTACTTCTACCTTCATCTATTTGTGCAATAGATTGGTTCAAATTTTGAACCAGATTAGAATTTTCCCCCGAAAGGTTCACTGCCGATGTCGAACCATATTTAAAATCCAGAGTTGTTTGAGCACCAATATAAACCGCGATAATAACCGCCAATATTTCAACAATTTTAGAAAAAATTGTAACATATGGAACTATTATCAATGGATATAAAGATGTTATGAATAAAATCCCAACACCAACAAAAAAGAAAACTACCAATATAGCAATAGACGAGAAAATAACGAAAAATTTCTTACTTGTTAAAAAATTTAAAGATTCCAGATCCTCATTAGATCCAGCAGTTGGCGGTGATTTACCACTTTGAAGCATTGTTGCACCACCAGCGATAATATTCATTATCGATTTCCACATAATTTTAGTAATTCATCTTCTGTAGAATCTCGGCTACTCGATTTGCACCTTTTTGATAAACTGCCACAACAATAAGTTCTTCACCTTTCCATACACCAAAATTTCTTGAATTTTTATAACGAGCTACTTTGATATCAGACTGTTGTGATGTCGGTGCCGGATTATTACCGATTTCCGGATTTTGTTGTGGATTTTGTTGTGGATTTTGACCAGATGGTTGAAGATTTTTGATATCAGTCATCATACTATCCAAACCTTCGTTTATAAGTTTTTTAAAGTTCATAATATTAGATAATTAGTCCAAAAATCAAACCGATTACAAATCCAGTGATAAAAATACTGAATTTTGGGTTCTTTAGAAGCCAATCCTTGATATTTCGGACAATTGTTAAAAATTTCGATTCTATATTTGACATAAGATTACTTAGTATTCTTATTCGCCAACATTTCTCTTAGAACATTTTCGAACGAGAATTCTACAACCCCTGTAGGAGATGTTTTAGGAACATCGGGTTCTTTTGGTAATATCGAATGAAAGGTTTCCAATAATTTTTTTTCTAAATTATCTATAGTTGGATCTTTTTCGATGGTAGAACCGAACGGTCCAATTTTTTCATTACTAGATATGTATCCATATGGAGACATTTTAGAGGATGCCTTTTATACGCAAATATGTTGCCCCCAAGATCACAACGATCAGTGCAACAATAACTATATTACGTTGCAAAATAGCCAGATCTTTTTGAACCAACTTCTTTTGCATGATGTTCAGATCTTTGACCATTTTAGAATTCATTTGACTTTGTTTGGTCAATTCGTTGGTGACGCGATTTTGTAAGGATAGTAGATTTTTATTATCTCGTTCTAATTGTTTTGAAAACTCTCGGGTTTTCAATAATTCTGACCATTCTTCGGAACCTTCGATCAATAATTTAGCATCTTTGAATTTTTCTGGTATGACCAAACGTAAAACATCATTGTTATTAGAATCTAACATAGGATTTACTGGATAAGATTTGGGTGTTTGGATAGACCCAAACCTTTGTAAAGGTGGGTATACATAATCTTTATCCTTTTCAACGTTCACCTTCAAATAATGTTCTGGTGATTCATTCTTGGTAACAATTGATGAAATCTTTACACGTTTCTTAGGTGGAAATGCTAATTTTTCAGCTTCTTTAGAATAATGATCAGCAAGATCAAATCTGGCAGCGTCTATAGAATCAGCAGTAGCAGTAACGGCTTGGGAAAGTGCCTCGCTTCGTTTCTCAGTATACACTGTGCAAGATGTCGTCATAAAAAGACATGCTAAAATAATCATTATTGTTCTCATATTAAATAATTAGTTCATATGACCTACGGTAAGTTCGAAATCCTTTATCAAAATATTTTAGAATCCTATAACAAGCCAACAAGAATTGTAAAAACGATTAAAGTTGGTGATAATCAATATAAGATTGATCGAGAAATGCCCGATGGTAGCATTATGCGAAGTCCAGAAACATATGATTCTGACATGTTATCTAGAGTCCTAAAAACCTCGGAAGATATTTTAAAAAATTATGAAGACAATTTAGAAAACCAAAGAATGGAAGAAGAAGAAAAATCTTCTCCTGATTACGAAGAACCAGAAGAAGATTTTGAAACCGTTGGATTATCTGGTGAATATTGGTTCGATGATAATGGAACTACCATGTATGCCGATGCTAATGTTAGTGACATGAACCATGAAGCATATGTCGTCCAAAAATGTGCATCAGAAGTTCTATCCTACTTTGATATGGGATATGAAGATGATCCTAACCTAGAACAAAATGAAGATGCTATTCTACAATATATAGTAGATAACGGTGACTACGAAGATGATGAAGATCAATACGAAGCACTAAAACTTATGAAACATGATCCAGCCGATGCCATGATTGATTATCTTAAAAAACAAGGTGTTGAAAATGCAAACGATTTAGTTATGCACGGATATGGATGCACTAACGATTCTCGGGAATATGCTATTAAGAATTGGGGATGGTCTAGAGTTGCTGGAGATTCGATAGAAACAAAAGAATTAACCCGAGATACTTTAAAGACTATTGCCCGAGGAATTAGTAATGCACTTGACGAAGAGGGTAAAATATATGAATATGAAAGTAACCCCGAAATTCTCGATCAACATCAATATACCATATCAACTTATTTCGGTAATCGATATGACATCACTCTAACAGATATGGAAAGTGGCAATGTTCAAGGACTAGAACGATCCGATTTAGAAGTTAAGGCAACAGCAGCAACTCAACAAGTGAGACAAATGGATATAGATAGTATGCCTTCATATTATCGAAATAAAGGAGTTATAGGAGATTCTTACATTTTGCATTATATGAAAGAACTCGACTAAGTAATTTCATGTCATCTAAATTTAACGACCTTTTTAAACAATCATATATTCGATTATTCGAAGAAGAATTTCCACCTAAAGATTTTCCCGAAGAAGAGGATGAATTAAATTCACCCGAAAATGTAGTAAAGCCTAAAAATGTTCCAAATCCGATGGAAGACGAAGAACAAGATTTTGGAGACGATTTTGCACCTGTTGATCTCCCAGAGGATAACGGTAGTCAATTACCAGATCCTAAAGAATCTGAGACAGTTACTATCAATCTTCTTAATACCTTTATTGATTTTATGAATCTACCTGAAAATACTAAACAAGAATTTTTAAGAAGTTATACATCACCAACTGCTAGAGCTAATTCTGAAAATTATAAAACTATGTTAGATGTTTTAAAAAGTATTACTAATGAAAAACTACCAGAACAAATCATTTAATATTTGACTTTTAGAAAAATTACTTTATTATAAATTCATAATGAGTAAAGAAATTATATCAATTGAATTAACAAATGAAGAATATAGAACTATTCTCGAATCTTTATTGTTTTCTTGTTCTTTGGATGTTTCTTCAAAATGGTATGAAGAAGATGTCATGATTACAAAAGATCTTGCTATTCGATTGAGAACAACACGACCCGACATTTTAACCGAAAACGTAAAAGTTGTCACAAATATCAACTCGATTGATATCATGGACGACAACCACACCGACGAACTTCTAGAATTTTTTCCAGAAATAGTTGAAAAAATAAAATAGTGGTGTATATATTGTTGATATGAAAATTTGTGTAACAGGTTCGTCTAATTTAGGAAAAACTACATATATCCGAGATTTCTTGAAAAAATGGCCGATGTATACAACGCCAGAAAAATCCTACAGGGATGTAATCGAAGAAAAAAATTTGATAATTAATGAAAATGGTAGCGAAGAGTCTCAAAAAATTATTCTCGATGCCTTGATCGACCAATGCACCGCTCATTCTAAAGACGACATGGTAATTTTTGACCGATGTGTTCTAGATAATCTAGCATATACATCTTGGTTGCACATCAATGATAAAGTATCGAAAAAGTTTTTGGATACTACTAGAGATATCGTCCAAGAATGCTTGAAATTGTATGATCTTCTATTTTTCTTTCCTATTACCAAATTTTCCGAAATTGCCATCGAATCTGATGGTCTTAGGAGCACCGATCCGAAATATCGGGAAGAAATCGATCAATTGTTTAAAGCGTTTCAAACATCATATCATTCAGGTGATGGGAGAGTATTCCCAACTGGGGAATGTCCTGCAATGATAGAGATTTTTGGTAACCCCGAACAGAGAATTGCGTTAACATCTCTTTACATTACCAAAGATGGAACTCATTATGGCGACGAAGACAGTTTGATGTCTGACATCACCATGCCTCCTGAAAAAAGCATTATTGTCCCTTAAAAAGCATAAGTAATTTATATATGAACAAGACTAAATTTGATATTTTCGTTGAAAATATTTTAGATATTACCGAGGGTAGAAAACCAAAAACGTACAACAAGATGGTTATTGATTTTGATAAACTTGAAAATGATGTCAACACTTTACCTGATAGTAACCCCTTTAAAAAGATTTATACATTCGCTCTGAGAGGATTGAAGCAGTATAACGACAATGAGTATTTTTCTAACGAAGAAATGTCTGGAGAATCTAAGACTTTACCAGAATGGGAAGAAGCTATAGTCAATGCATATTCGGGACAAGCCCTAAGCTCTATAGAGAAAATTCGTTTCGCCGAAAGATTTTTTAATTTTGTTAAAGACCCAGATCGTCAGTATTTTTCCGAATATGTTGGGGAAATCCCTGCTGATAAACGTGTTGAAAGTGTTCAACAACACATTTACGATTTTATCCATCAATCCGAAAGTGGTTCTGCGTCGGTTGAAGAAGTTGTTCAGTATATTGAACGTTACGGCCATGATGCCAACGAAGTTAAAGATATTATCCAAAAAATGGTATCAGATAATCAAATATCCAACGAAGATAATATATTAACCGTATTACAAGACCCATCTTTAGATTCTTTGGACCCCGAAGAGAGTGATCTAGAAAGTTCTGGTGATGATATGGAAGCATTCCGAGATGAAACAGGTGAAGATGAAGACCCTGAATCTGGTATTTCCGACGACATTGCCGCAGAATTAGGAATCGATAAAAACGATCCGTTCGGTGATGAACAGTTTTTATCGGATAACGAATCTTACTAATAAGTGATTAAAGATATAGAGAGTTAGAAATATAATTATATAGATTATATTTCAACCCGAACAATTTGGGATTCCCTCTCTATTTTTAAAAAATCATTTGGAGACGATGTTTCCACTACACTAACCCACAATCTTCATGGTGGTGGGAGAATTTATCCAAAGGAAAAAGGATAATTTGACATAATATAATTCCGTGCCATAATACGGTATGGAATTATCCGAAGAATATGTTTTAAATGCTATATTTACCTATGCAGGTAGCCCCGAAAGAAATCGGTTTGATGGCAATTATAATTGCGGATGTCCTATTTGTAGAGAAGGAAAAAGTTGGGGTAAAAAAAAGAGATTATTCTATTACCCCAAGACTAAATCATTTTTTTGCTTCAATTGTTCAGAATCATGGACGGCTAAGAAATGGGTTCATGAAGTTTCCGGTCTTTCCTACACCGAAATGTTATCCGAAGGTGGTCAAGAAGACATTTCTATAGACATTCTACTCAATAAACCACTTAAAAAGGTAAATTTACCATCGCTTCCAAGTGATTCTGTTAATATTTCAGATGAAACACAGATATCTTACTATAAAAAAAATAAATGGGTTCGTAAGGCTCTTTCCTACATTGAAAAGAGGCGTTTAAATACCGCGATAAATGCTCCAAAGAAGTTTTACATGAGCCTCACCGATTATACCCATAAAAACCGTCTGGTGATACCTTTCTGGGATAATGCGGGGCATATATCATTTTATCAGACTCGATCACTGGATGGATCAAATCCCAGATATCTAGGAAAGTATGGATCGGATAAAACTATATTTGGAATTGAAAAAGTAGATCCAAAATTCGAATATATCTTTTTATTCGAGGGTGCTATAGATTCCTGCTTTGTTAAAAATGGGGTTGGGTTAGCTGGATTGACTCTTTCGAAAAAACAAGAAATTCAACTGGCAGAATTTCCATTTCATCAAAAAATATGGGTTTTGGATAATATTTCGGTCACTAAAGATGACGAAACTAAAAACAAAACTATAAAGTTGCTAAACGATGGAGAAAAAATTTTTAAATGGTCAAATCATCATAAAGATCTGAATGATTGGTGTATTCAAGACCAAATAGATCATATTGACCCAGAAACCATTATTCAAAATCTTTACTGAATAGGTCCGGTGGTTTGAGCCGCATCTCTCTGTTTTTTTGGTGCCGTAATTATGAATGTATTCAAAACTTCTTTCAATTTTTCAACTTCACCCGCAATACGGGTAATAGAATCGGTGGCTTTTCTGGTGATACCTCGAAGGACGCTACCTGCTCGATCAGAATCCGCCAAAATTCGATGAAGTGATGTAGATTTATCAGGATCATTCAGAAAATTTGCAAATTCGTCTAACTTATCAGCCCAAACTTTGATTTGTTGAACACTTTGTTGAGTTACGCTAGGGTCAACGCCCCGAACTTCAAAATTATCATTTTCAGTTTCCGGATTTAGAGAATTTTCAAAATCGGATTGATTTCTTTCTGGTGTGAAATCGTCGGGAGATGATCCCGTAGAGTCTTCTGACCCAGAACCATCGATAGGTTCAACGGCATCACGACCTTGTTCTCTAAGAAGTGCCGAAACAAAGCTCTTGATAAACGGAATATCGCTCTCATTTAACTCAATTGTTCGCATATTTGAATTTAAAACGCGATTTACTTCGGAATTTACCTTTTTAGATGGTTTTGGAATAAGAGATTTCATAGATTTTTTCGTGTTTTTTAATTTTACCGACATATATGAAATTACTTATTCTTTATGGTGACATATATCGAAATTATCGACTTGACATTTTCATTTATTGCTTTAACATAACAAACATGACAACCCTTAAAGATGTAATTGATAATTTTATTATAGTAACTGCTACCCGAGGATCGGGAACTGATTTGTTGATTAATCGACCAATCGGAACATTCTTAGAAAAAACTGGATGGGATAAAAAAACCGAAATCATCGAAAACAATAAGGAAGGACTTTCAAAATGTTACAATAAATTCTTAACAGATAAGTATAAAGGAAAATATATTTTATTTGTCCACGACGATCTGTTGATAAGCGATCTTTTTTTTGCTGAAAAAATCGCCTTGGCCTTTGATAAATATGACATCATCGGACTAGCAGGGTCTAAAACCTGTAATTTAGAATCCGATGTTACTGCATGGCACACCATGACCGAGCGCAAAGATATGGTGGGTGAAGTTTCTCATACAAAAGATGATAAGGTTTGGACAACTTGTTTCGGACCAACGGATTCTAGGGCACTTGTGATCGATAGTCTATTTATTGGCGTGAATGTAGACATTGCCCTAGAAAAAGGTCTTAAATTCGATGAACGATTTGACTTTCACCATCTAGATATCGATTTCTCACTAGAAGCCAATAAATTAAAAATTAAGACTGGTGTTTTTCAATTATCTGTGATACATTTCGGTCTAGGTGATTCTATGCAGTCTGAAAGATGGAAAGAATCTTCGGTAAAATTTAAGGAAAAATATAAATGAAATCGACAACACCAAAAAATAAAAAACCAAAGACGAAACATTCAAAATTAATCGCCGAGACCGATAAAACTATTTTAATCCTTCGCGATGGATGGATCGATGCGAATGCAAAGGCCAAAAAAAAATGGATCGATAAGATCGATGGTGAATTGGATAATAGACTAAAATTGATGTCTTCATGGGATGGATAACTTATTTAAATTTTTAGATTTCATTTTAAAAAAATGGGGATCTGATCCTATTGTTGATACAGACACCGTTCCTCCATTTATTTTGAATAGATGGATATCTATGACGACACCCACTAATGCCATGATCGTTAATTTGACTCATAACAGATGGAACAATGTAGAAGGGGGTTCAGATTTTATAAAATCATCTAGATTTTACCGGACCGTTTTACCCACAACTAATAAAAACGCATCATATATTAAAAAATCCGAAGCAAAGGCTATAAAGGTAGATAAAGACGATATCAATTACTTTGACCCAGCGATCATTTGTAGAAATATGGATATATCTATGAGAGAATATATTTCATATAATAAAACACTTGCAGAATTAGAGGCTATTGGTAAATAGTTTTCTATGATAGAACGTCCTCACAATATTGAAAACCTTAACCGTGGATTGGTTGAACTCGAAAGTTATAAAAATTCTGATATCAACTTAGACGGTTGGGAATTAACCACTGTCCTTTATGACACCCTATTTGTGCAATACGCAGACGTATCAGCAGACGGTAGAGAAGTTAAAAGAGGCTCCCTATATGTGCCAATTGATGCTGTAAATTTTGCATGGAGAATTGGCAAGGTTATTTTGGCTGGAACCGATTGCAAAGTCGTCAAACAAGGAGATCATGTTATGTTCCCAAACGATAAAGGAATTAAAGCCGCGAACATCAACGGAATTTCTAACGTAATTTTCCTAAGCGAAAGTCGAATTTTTGGAGTTGTAAAACCAACAGAATAATGGCCGGAATTTCGAGAGATGGTTTAAAATCTTCTGCGTTTAAAAACGTATTAGAAATAGTTTTTGTCCGGAGAGATAAAAATAGACGACCTACAGTCAGAAGAATGCTTATGACTCTCGATCCATTGCTTTTAAATTCAGAATTAGGTAAAAAAATTCTAAGATTCCGAAAACCTCGAAATGCACCAGCATATAATGCAGCATCTAAAAACCTATTGGTTGTATGGGATATTATCATGCAGGATTGGAGATCAGTCCCATTAGAAAGTATCCGAATTGCTAGGACAATTCCAACCAGATCCCAGAAAAATCTCAACAATGTTCTGGAAAACAAAAAAGCACAGCACGATTTCTGGGAATATTTTAATGGAACGGTTTTAAAATGGACACCAGCACAGAAATCAGCATTTATAGATAGACCATAATTATGTTAATTAACGGCACACCTTTAGAAAAATGTTGCAAAAATCTTTTGCAACAAAATCTGACATTCGAAATCAAAAACAAATCATTAAAAAGCGGAAAGATGATTCTTTTCTACCAAAAGAATTTCTACTTGGTTTTTGTTATAAATACGGATAAGAAAGATAAAGATAAAATTGAAATTCCTATACCATTTCAAATCGAAGAGCATCCGAGCGATAATCTGATATATTTCGATTATCGAATTTCGACGCTTCAAAAACATTTTCAAGATGCCGAGCCTTATATATCTCTATACACACCTAAAAAAAATCTTGTAAAAAACAAATTTTTTGATAATATACTGGTTATATCAAAAAACTAAAATATTATGGAAAATAAAGGCACAATTAAAATATCAGGAGGAACTAGTTTTTTCGGTCTTCTCACAATCGCATTCATAGTTTTAAAATTAACCGGATTCATCACATGGTCTTGGTTATGGGTTCTGGCACCTTTATGGGTTGGGTTCGCCATAGGATTGGCAATTTTAGCAGCAACGGCAGCAATTTTTCTAGTAGGTTTTCTCATCATTCTAATATTTGATCGATAACTATGCCTAACAAATTTATATATAGCGTGTTCTCCGGAACTATTTACCAAGTTCCTGAAAAAGATATAAAAATTCTAGATATAGGACAGATTGCCCTACTTAAACAACCGCCCAACAACTGTAAAAAATGCTATGGTCGTGGATATTCTGGACGAGATTCTGATAATTTTGCATACTATGGATGTACATGTATTCGAAAAATAGTTGATAATAGGTATACAAATATACTTGCTCAAAAGTAAAAAGTGTGATATCAATTAAAGATGTCATTAAAAGATTTCTTTCCAAAAGAATACACTCCACGAAAACAACAACTCGACGCTCTAGATAAAATTGAGAGCATCTGGACATCAGGTAAAAAATTCGCAATAGGTGTTCTTCCGACTGGTTCGGGAAAATCACACATCTCTAAAACTATTGCAAATAGTTCGAGAGATATTGATCCATATCTCGAAAGTCTGATTCTAAATTATCAAATTTACAAAAGACGGAGGGATGGCGGATTTGCGGTTGAGGACGATTTCTTAAATGCCGAGTCATATGGTGCATTTATTTTGACGATTACCAAATCATTACAAGACCAATATCACAATCTATTTTCTGATGACTTTACGATCAAAGGAAAGAGTAATTATCAATGTTTCGTCGATAACGACTTTACTACTGATTTTGCACCATGTTCCCTATCAACTAAACAAAAACAAACATGTTTTGATGAAAATTGTTGTCCCTATTATAGAAATAGAAATCAAGGTCTTGCATCTAAAGGACCATTTTTAAATTACAATGTATTTTTCAATTTACCCGAGTTTCTTAGAAAGAGGCAATATCTTATTTTAGACGAAGCTTCTGAATTAGAAGAAGAACTTGTGGGCAAATATTCCGTAAAAATCAATTACAAAATTCTAGAGTTTGAAAAGGTAATCGTCAAACCACTAAAAAGCGAAAATTTGAATGTTGCTAAGAACTGGTTGGTGGATATCAGAACACAACTCGAAATTTTTTATGATGATGCCGTAGCCGAAGCATCGACCAACAGTTCAAATAATAACTACAAAAACATCAATCCTAAACTGGTTAAAAAAATCAGTCGATTGAATAATATGATCAAAGAACTTGATCAGGCGTTCACATATTGGACATCATGCCAATATATGGTAGAATCCTTAGATGATGAAGGCGCAACGTTTACACCTTACGACATCAGACCATTAACTCAAATCCTTTTTGATGGAGCCGATAAAGTTTTGATGATGTCTGCTACAATTTCAAACCCCGTTGAATATGCTAAATCCTTGGGAATCGACCGAGACGATTTCGAATTTTTTGAAATCTCATCAAGTTTTGATCCCAAAAAATCTCCGATCTTGTGTAGTAAAAAATACAATTTAAGTTTTAAAACCATGGAACAATTTCTGCCAAAAATTATTGAATCCGCGATTAGCGTATGCGAGACTCATGCAAACGAAAAGGGCGTGATTCACTGCCATTCTAATAGAATTCTTCAAGAAGTCAGACGACAAATTGGTGACGATCCCCGATATTTATTCAGGGAACCGGGGGTAACTAACGAAGATCTTTTAGAGATTCATAAAAACTCAACAGAACCCACTATCATGGTTAGCCCATCTATGGATACCGGAGTAAGTCTAGACGACGATCTAGGCCGATTCCAGATCATCTGTAAGGCTCCTTATCTACCTTTGGGTAGTAATCGAATCAAGAGACTCTTCAAAGAATTTCCAAAACGATATGCTATGAAGATGTTGGATAACGTAATTCAGATGAGTGGGCGATGCACTCGATCAATTGATGATTATTCAATCACATACATACTAGACGGAACCCTCGTTAGTGCGATCCAGAGAGAGAATTCACACCTACCTAAACATTTCTTAGAACGATTTAAGTAATTTTAAATAAGTAGTTCTCATAATATGAAGAACTACACATATGCATGGGAAGTCCAAACTCTATTAGAGCAGTTTATTGGAGCATTTAATGATATCACGATCAAGAGATATGATAATCAAAAGAGTGTAATTCCTTCATTAAGTGCCGTGAAGGTGATATATGTTTACGCGCCAAAATCTAGAGTTTTTGCCACTTTGAATAATCCTGCACCGGGAGGGCTAACTCTTCCAGCAGTTTCCGTGAGTATTGCTAGTATATCTAGAGATAATTCTCGGGTATTTAATAAGAATGATGGGTTCGAGATCCCATATAACAACGAAACCAATGTATATGAATACGATAAAAAAATCCCACAACCCGTTCCCATTAATATATCTGTTAATATGACGATCATTACAAAATATCAAGTTGATATGGATCAGATAATTTCAAATTTTGTTCCTTACAATGACCCGTATATTGTAATTTCGTGGAAAATGCCTCATGTTGATGCGAAATTTCCAACCGAAATTCGATCTGAAATTTTATGGAGTGGTAACATTGCCATGAATTATCCTATCGATTTAGCCGGGAACCAATCATATAGAGTCACAGCGGATACATCATTCATTATTAAAGGATGGCTATTTAAAAAAATGGAAGATGTCGTTAGTAAAATATATGTTATTGATTCTGACTACAATTCGACAAATTTCAATAATGGGTTATTGGTCGATCTAGATACATTAACAACCGAATATCTTAGCGTTTCGGCTCGACCAAATTTTTAATATGAGAAAAGTATATCCATACCA